GAACCCAAACCTCTAGTAGATACACCCAATTGTACACCATTCTCAATTAAGTTCTTTGCGATGGTTCCCATAGGTGTTTCTAAAATTTTAGCTCTACCAATTACATCGTTACCTTCCATGTTTAGAGAAGTAATTAGATGTGATACCTGGTGTAGGTTAATAGATGGATTATCAGGGTGTCCCAATTCACCTAACGATCTCTTTTGACCGATAAGCTCTTGGTACTTTTCTACCTCACGCTCCATAATAGATTTGCCGTAAGTTCTGTTATTTTTATTTTTTTTATCTGATTGGGCAAAAATACCTTCGATAAAAACATTCTTGCCGCCGTTTTTATTTTCTTCGACAAGATATTTTAATTCATGCGCCGTTTCTTTAATTAGTTTCATAGTTCTTACCTAGGTAAAATTTGTTGATTCGGTTCGTCAAATCCATCTAACTTAGTTAGGTGTAAGTAAATCATAGAGTTTGCAGGCATCGCAACTGAAATATTTGCACTGGCATTTGCAGTATCAGGAAATCCTAATGTCTGAGTCATTGACCAATTATCATTGCCGTTGAAGTATTGAGTAACAACACCATCTCGTGTCATAATAATTGGCACCGGCCCTGGAGCAGTCCACATCGCGCCAGTAACTGTTATCTTCACATTAGGTTGATCTACAGTTTCATCTGCTAATTTTAAATCCAAAGAAGTAATAGTAGCAGTACCGTCACCGATTAATTTAATACCGGCTTGCTGCCTAACTTTCTTAAGAACTGTTTTAACTACTGGCATAATTACCTCTTATTTTTTAGCTGTCTTTGCTGAGTCTTTAAATGCTTGTGCAGTAGGAGCTCCTTTGGTACCAGGTTTTCTCATACGCTCACCGGATCCCTTTGCTATTCTTTTTCTCTTAGCATGAATATTTGCATATAGTCCAGGTTTAGATGCCTCAAGAATAGCTTCCTCGGTCATCTCACCTCTCATATAATTTGCCACGGTCGAAATATAATCCTCTGCTAAAGTAATTTTAGACTGGCACCACTCAGGAATATTTGTGTTTGGTTCTAACATATCATGTACTGTTTTTGCGTTGTGTAAAATTGAACGCAAATCAGACATTGCCATGTCTCCCTCATAATCATATTCTTGTTCTTCTTTACCTTCAGCTACACTTTCCTTCGGGACACAATTAGGAACTTCTCTACCATTTTTCGTTTTGGTTCCGATCATTTTGTAGTCATCCCAACAAGGATCTTCACCTTTCATTTTTTTAGCTTCAGCAATTTTATTTCTAAGAGAAGAGAAACTTTCTTGTTTCATTCTTTCTCTCATTCTAACTGTAGCCTGATATGTACCAGGTGCGGTTCCAGGTTTTAAATCCATCTTATCTTCATCATAATCCGGAATTGCTTTATCCTGAAACTCGTTCCCATATTTGGATTGCATCATAGAAGTTCTTGCTTTTTGGCGAGCAATGTCCGCAGCCATTTGCATACTTCTACTCACTCCAACTCCCTGATGAGGATAATCACCTTCCTCTTTCATAAAGTTAGGATTTTTCTCTTTAAACTTATCAGGAGTAAGAACGGGTACAGGTTTACCTGCAGGATCTACAACCTCGCCTTTGTCTAAGTCTGCTCTATCCTTAGCCATCTTAAATCGTTTATCTAATTGTGCTTTATGCTCAGGATTTTCTTGCCACTTAGGATCATCTCGCATAGTCTTTAACTGATCTAATTGAGCGCCTTCTACTTTATATTTCTTTTTAATTTCAGCTTGTTTCGCCATTCTTTCTTTGTCATCCTTAATATCATATGCCATTCCGAGCTCTTTATAATATTCAGGATTTGGTCTTTTGTTAGCAGTGCGAATAGCTTGATGCTGTTGATATAACTTGTCTTGTGTTGAACCCTCAGCAATTTTATTTTTATCTTTTGGTGCAGGCTTTGGGGTCGGTGCTCTTGGAATTTCTGGAATATCAAAACCGCCCTCTTGTATATGCTCTGACTCTTCCTTAGCTAAACGAGTCAGAGCTTTATCAAAGCCAGCTTGTCTTTTCTTTGCATGCTTTAATTCTACATCTCTTTCTTTATCTAATACACGAGCTCTGGAAGGATGCCCAACGTCTCTTTCAAATTCTGAATCTTTTTTAAATTTGGCCGCATAGCTTTGAGATTTGGCAACCTCTTTACTTGCTTTACCCGCATAACTAGCGAGAGTAGATCTTTTTAACTCGTCAATTTGTTCTATATTTTCATTAAATGGATTTTTAGCATTATCTTTCTTTTCTATTTTTCTATCAGCTCTATCTAATCCAACATCGCGCTTAGCTTTAGTTTTAGCATCGCTAGTTGAATGATATGATTTTTCTGCTTTGTTGGCATAACTAGCTAAAGTAGATCTTTTTAACTCATCAATCTGTTCAACTTCTTCTTTTACAGGTCTGTTCTTATAAGTGTTCCAATCAGATGCATCTGTTGAAACTACGTGGTGCAGAGGCACAACATGACCCAGAGCAGATGTAGTATGAATTTTAGTACCAGCGCCAGCACCGGTTTTATGCGACACCTTGCTCATATAATGTTTGCCTTGGTGCTTGTATATAACTGTACCGCCATTGGCAATATCGTTTTCAGTATATTTTTCAATAAGTTCAACTTCTTCATTCACAGTACCAATGTAGTGATGATCATGTACCTTGTAGCCCTTGCGACGATAATGAGCAATGGCACGTTTGATGGCATTTTCTCGATCCTCACCTGGCATACGCACAGTCTTCTGTATGGTTTCTTTGCGCTTGCTGACCATAGGATGGTTAGGGTCGGTAACTGTTAAACCAATGCGATGTGTTGCTTCTACAATGTGATTGTTATCTTCGTTCTGTCGTTTGGCAGCATAAGATGCACCAAGTGCCATACGAATACGTTCTTTTTTGCTCTTGCCGGCAAATTTAGGATTATCGCTATGAACAAAATCGCTGATCCATTTTCCTGTAGGATCAGATGCTTTTAACTTTTCTTCCAGCGATTCTTCTCTTAAACGATTAAATGATTTCATTGGCTTTTTGCAGGTTGTTGAGTTGGTTGTGCAGGCTGCTTATCATCTTTCTTTTGGTTCATTTTTTCTGCGGCTTTTCTACCGGCCTCACCTGTAACAAGGTCACCTATAAATTCTGCAACCTTATTAATCTTGTCTGTTAGATTCGATTCACCTAGGCTTGAAGCAACTTCCTGCTTTCTAATTTCTAAGGCGTCATTCATTTTATCCGCAATCGCAGCTTCAAAATTACCCAAGGCTTCTGCTTCTTTGTTTGCTAGAATATTATCTACCATGTTTCTAATTGGATTATCCACTATAACTCCTTATTGTCCGGTTTGCTCAGTATTTATTTGAGGCGGAGGTGGTTCATTTTCTATCTCCGACTTCATAGTTTGAATATCTTTATCAGACATTCTTAAAACATTTTTCATAATAAATCTTTGACTAAAATATATTCCTACGTATGGTTGCGCTAAATTTAATAAATCGATTTGATTTCTATAATTTTCCGCAGCCTTCATTTCCTCAAAATACTGATCCTGGGCATACTTATATTGAATCTTTTCTCCAATAATTGCCCAGTCTTTTTCATTTATAACACCCTTCAAAACTAATTGAGTTTTTAGAATGTCGTCAAATATTACGTTAAACTTTTTGCGAAGTCTTGACACAAACTTGGCAAATTTTAATTCGTCTCTTGTTATCTCAGTTGCTCTACCAAAAGAAATGCCTTGCTGAGGTTGCATTCTTGAAACAGGAACGTTTAATGCCTGGTATAATTTATTTTGAAAATAATTTACATCATCAATTTGACCTAAGCTTTCTCCACCAGGCAAAGTACTAATTTCTGTTCCTTTACCACCTTCTCTGCGCGGTAACCAAAAATCCTCAAGCATCGACATAAATTTTCTATCGTCTCTAATCTCACCTGTGTTAGAGTCGTAAACAACCTTGTTTCTATAGCGAGCCATAATATCTTTTAGATACTGCTCGGCTTTAATCTTTGGTAAATTACCAACATCAATATAAAATATTCTTCTTTCGGGTGCTCTAGCCAATCTATAAATGACTACCGCATCTTCCATCATCTTTAATTGATTTACAGGCTTAATTGCTTTATGCAAATGCCCAACAACTACATTCTTTTCTAAATCCATTAACCCAGATGGCGCATATGCTATCGAGTCTGTGGAAATTCTTAATCCTTGGTTTACTGTTGAAGAATAAGAAAAATTAGGATTGTAATTAATCCCTTTATCATTATAGATAAAATATTCTTCTATAGATTTAATCTTATCTATATTAGTTTCTTTATCTTTTTCTCTTTTTACTTCTTTAATTTTTCTTATTTTTCTAGGATCTAATTGAATTAGTTCCATAACCCCACGCTTAGGGTTTTTCATATCAATTACTTTTTGATAATATATTCTTCCGTCAATATACCATCTTCTAAAAATGTCATGGCCCTTATTATTAAATTCTAGGAGCTGCAGAATTTTCTCAAATTCATTTTCTATAGTTTCTTTAATATCATCAGCAACATCTACATTGTCAAGATTAATTTGCACCGGTTGTTCGTCATCCACCGCGGCAATTGCCTCAGTGACAATTTCATCTACTGCTGCGGAACAATCAGAATATGCGGATGCCTCTCTATATCTGGTAATTAATTCTGCCTCAGATTTAGCAGTGGCATCCATGTCAACATAGGTACCAAAATATCCTCCAGCATTAAATCCGCTGGTTTGAATAGTAGTGGCACCGTCGTCAGGAACAGGCGTGGCAAACGCCTGATTCTTTTTATCAATATCCTCGTCTTCACGAGCAATAGTAAAACCAAATAGTTTAATGGCCATTATTTAATCACTTTATAATATTAAACCGCTACTCCGCCTAAAGATGTAATAGCGTTTATCAATTGACTTGCTGGTGTATTAGTTGCCTCAAAAGTCTGATATTGGAACGTTACACCAAAAGAAGATATCTGATCATTAGTACCAAAGTCTAATGGTACTGCACCAATATCTGTTGGGAATACACCGTATAATTTATATTGTTTCAGAACTGCACCATTTCTGTCTAATTGAGAAATAAACATATCTGTCTGATATTGAGATGGCTGTAATGCGCCAGTTTTGTTTCTTAAATTCTCAATACCATTCATCCATTGTTCTAATGCTGTTCTAATAGTAAAGCTAGAATCGTTTAGAACTGTGCAACTGAATGGAGCAAACTCTCTATCACCTGCCATTTTAATTAGGCGACCTCTGTAATAAACAGGAGTCACACCAATCGATTGACCAGGTAATTCTGAAGCAGTAACTAAAAACGGAGCTTTATTTACAGCGGCTGCTCTTGCCACAACATAGTTTGGGAACGTCAATTGAACGGCGAATTGGTTTGGCCTCGCTCCGCCGTTCGTTAGTTCAGCTTTAAATCTATCTACATTAAATGGGATTGCCATTTCTTTATACTCCTATTAAGCGCCTACTTCTTCGAAAGACACACCAGATCTTGTAGCAATAAAATTCAACTGGATAAAGTTGATTGCTCTTGCAGGCTTAATGAAAATGTCTGCAACAAATTCATTGCGATCAATTACTGCAGGTGTGTTATTTGTATCATCACATACTACACGGAAATCTGTAATACCTCGACGTCCCTGTACGTCTCTTAAGAATGGCTCAACTAGATTTCTAAACTGTGCCTGCGAGAAACTATCATTAAACTCGAACAATTGGAACTTCGATGCAGTAGCAATTGCTTTCTCTAATACAATAAACAATCTGCGAACGTTGATTCTATCAAAAGCACTTGGTCTTGCTAGAAGAGTCTTATCACCAAATAACAATGTGCCTTGTCCTGGGAATGTTACTACAGGATTTACACCCTTCTTGTAAAGAGTATCTCTATCATTCTTTGATGGAGACCAAGCCAATTTAACTACGTTCTTAATTACACCGCGATTATATCCCGCAGGAGAGAACCAAGGATCCGCAATATAGTCTGTTCTTGCGGAAAGACCAGCAACATCTCCATTCAGAGGAACATATCTGTACTTGTCATTATATCTATCGTACTGATACTTCCATCCCGAATCAAGAACAGCAAATGAGGAACTTGTTAAAGTATCTCTGTATGTGGTAATTTTTGTAGCTTGACCTGTAGTATTAACAACATCTGTATATGGAGGAGACGAGAATACTACACAATCTCTTCTAGTTTCAGCAATGTTAATTACCTGATTAACTGCAGCAGCAATTGTTGTTGGTCCCATAGGAATCAACGAAACATCATATAATTCATCATTAGCGAACAGACTATATCCATCTAAAACATTTGCGGTAGATATGCCATCTGAAGATACCCCGCCAGAT